TTAAAGCTTTTAATTTATTAACAAACAAAGATGATTATCGCTTTAACGTGTTATTAGCTCCTGGTATTAGCTTAAGTAATTCTTCTGTTGATAATATGATTTCAACTGTAGAAGGAAGAGGAGATGCTATTGCAATTACAGATGCTATGATTTATACTAATGGTAGTGTAAACGGAGCTGTAACAGCAGCAGACGGTCAAACAAGCAACTATGCCGCTACTTATTTTCCTTGGGTTTCATTATTTAGCTCAAACTTAGGTAAAGCTGTATGGGCTCCTCCATCAACTGTAATAGGTGGTGTATTAGCATTCAACGACCAAGTAGGTGCTGAATGGTTTGCCCCAGCAGGTTTAAATCGTGGTGGTATCCCATCAGTATTAAGAGCTCAACTTAGATTATCTCAAACAGATCGTGATACATTATACACAGGAAATGTCAATCCACTAGCTACATTCCCAGGATCTGGAGTATGTGTATGGGGTCAAAAGACATTACAACAAAAACCAACAGCTCTTGATCGCATAAATGTTCGTCGTTTATTAATTGCATTAAAAGGATATATTGGAGGTGTTGCTCGTACATTAGTATTCGAACAAAATACAACTGTAACACGTAATCGTTTCTTATCTCAAGTAAATCCATACTTAAGTTCAGTAGTACAACGTCAAGGTTTGTACGCTTACAAAGTAGTGATGGATGAAACAAATAACACACCTGATGTAGTAGATCGTAACCAATTAGTAGGTCAAATTTATATTCAACCAACTAAAACTGCTGAATACGTAATATTAAACTTTAACATTCTTCCAACCGGCGCTACATTCCCTGCATAAGGGGATGTAGTTGCTAATATTTATTGACAACAAATAAAATTATCATAAAATGGCAGTATTAGATCCAAATGAAATAATGTTTACAGCGTATGAGCCGAAAGTGGCAAATCGCTTTATCATGTATATAGATGGTATCCCAGCTTATTTAATCAAGAAAGTAAAATCTCCTGAATTTGATGCTGGTGAAATCATATTAGAGCACATCAACGTTTACCGTAAAGTAAAAGGTAAAGTAAGGTGGGCTGATATGACAATGGAATTATACGATCCAATCACTCCTTCTGGTGCACAATCAGTAATGGAATGGGCTCGTTTAGCACACGAATCAGTAACAGGCCGTGATGGTTATTCTGATTTCTATAAGAAAGATATAACTTTGAACGTATTAGGTCCTGTAGGTGATATCGTAAGTGAGTGGGTAATCAAAGGTGCTTATTGTAAGCAAGCTAGCTTTGGTGATTATGACTGGGCTACAGGTGATGCAGCAATTACACTTAGTGTAACACTTGCTATGGATTATTGTATCTTGAACTTCTAATCACTCTTCATACTTTTTCTTTAAAGCGTCTGCTTTTGCGGACGCTTTTATTTTGCTTATATTTATATTAAATAATATTATATGCCTAATAATGGATTAGTAGATTCTTTTGATAAAACAAATTTAGATATTGAAAATTCTCTTCCTAATGGAGGTATTCCATATCAACAAGCAAATGATCCTACTGTTTACCCTGTAACAGCACAAGGATCTACCCCTACTACAGGATATTTTGCTACTCCTGGAAAATCAGCATCAAAATATACCCAAAAGTTTAGCCCAACTAATACTTATTTAGATTTTATTAAAGATTATATTTAAAGTATATCTTTTATATATTTATATATGCACAAAAAAAATAAAATACGTTTATGGCAGAATTAAAGTTACCGACAGAAATCGTTACGCTCCCTTCAAAAGGTTTATTGTACCCAAAAGATTCACCACTTTCCAAAGGCGAAATTGAAATGAAATATATGACAGCTAAGGAAGAAGATATTCTTTCTAATGTCAATTTTATTCGTCAAGGCACTGTAATTGATAAATTATTACAATCCTTAATTGTTACTCCTTTTAATTTTGATGAATTATTAATAGGAGATAAAAATGCTATATTAGTAGCAGCTCGAGTTTTAGGATATGGTAAAGATTATCCTTTCAGTTACACCAACTCTAGAGGACAAGAAGTAGAAGCAGTAATTGATTTATCTTTAGTAAAAGAAAAAAGTTTAGATCCATCTTTATTTAAAGAAGGCATAAATGAATTTACATTCTCCTTACCTAAATCTGGCAATGTAATAACATTTAAATTATTAACACATGGTGATGAAAAGAAAATTGAAGGAGAAATTAAAGGATTGCAAAAGATTAACCCAAATAATTCATACGATGTTACAACTCGCTTAAAACACATGATTACATCAGTAAATGGTGATCGTGATCAAAAATCAATACGTGATTTTGTTGACAACTATTTATTAGCAATGGAATCAAGAGCCTTGCGTGAATATTATGCAAAAGTCACTCCAGATATTGATTTAAAATATTACCCATCAGATGAAAGTTATACTGGGGAGGGTATAACGGTACCAGTTTCTACTAACTTTTTTTGGCCTGACGCAGGAGCATAGATTAAATATGTTTAGACAAATCCATGAAATTGTTTTTCATGGAAATGGTGGATATGATTGGGACACTATTTATAATATGCCTATATGGTTGCGTAGAACTACGTTCAATATGATCAAGGAATATTATGAAAAAGAAAAAGAAGAACATGACAAACAAAATAAACAATTACAAAATAAAGGTAAAAGCGAAATATCTCGACCCAATATAGCTCCTAAAACCGCACCAACTTATACTGCAAAGGCGCCTAAAAAATAGGCGCTTTTAATATTTATACGTATAACACTGTATCATGGCAGACCCAACACCGGAACAATTAAAAAAACAGATTGAAGATCTTAATAAACGGCTTCAAGCAGCTGGTGGATTAGGTATTGACTTTGCCGAAGCAATGCGCAAAGCGGGTAATAATGTAGATCAACTTAATAAGTTTTTAACATTACTTAATAAACAATATAATGAATTAACAGATAATGCAGATTATGTTTATTCTACATTCAGGGATATAACAGCTGAATTGAATAGACAAAATGCTGCCCTTAAAGCAGGTAGAGGAGCATTTAAAGAATTTACAGATATTGGACAGAAGTTATCTAGTTATCAAAAAGGATATAACGATTTAACTGAAAAGAATTTTAAAAGAATTAAGGGTAATTTATCCATTGAAAAAGAAGAATTAGATTTTGCTATAGAAAGACTAAGTAATGCTGGTCGATATGGAGATAATCAACGAGAAATAGGAGCTTTAAGAAGTCAAGCTTTAGCAAAATTAACTACTCAAGAACAACAATTATTAAAGCAATTAGAAGCTGAAAGTCAATTGATGGGAACAAATAATATGTCCCAACAAAAACAGCTTCAATTAATTTCTTTAAGAAACCAAGCATCAAGTAAATTAAATCTTACAGATCAAATTAGATTAACATTTTTAGAAAAAGAAAATGATGCTATTGATCAGGGAAATGTATCCTACAATAAACAAAACTTACTTAATTCTTTAAGAAGTAAAGCAACAGAAGATCTTACTAAAAGAGAAAAAGCATTACTAAGAGAATTAAAAGCAGAAAAAGAATTATTAGAAAATGCTATAGATGCTAGAAAAAATGGTATTCCTGCTCTAGATAGAGAATTACACTTATCAGAACAAATATCTAAATCAAGAAAAAATTTAGGAGGATTAGCAGAAGCATCAGGTAAACTAGTATCTAAATATGGTGGTTCTTTATCTTCATTTTTTAATGTAAATGAGGCTATAGAGGCCGTTGAAGATTATAATAAAAAATTAATTGATGGAGCATTACGTAGTAAAGAAGTACAAAATGCTATATTAGCAAACGAAGAAAAAAGATTTAATCTACTTCAAAAACACTCAGAGTTACAAGACCAAATCAGAGATGCAGAACGTGAACTTTCAACTATTACTAGTTTACAAGCTAATCAAATTGAATTAAACAACTTAGCAAATGATACTTCATTAAAAGCATTAGGAGATAAAAAAGCTATATTAAATGAAATAGGAAATACAATAGGTTTAGATGCTGTTAAGCAACAAGAAATAAATGATTTATTAACAGATCAAGTTAATTTAGCTAATGAAATAGAACAGATAGGAATAGCTAATCTAAATTTAGAACAGCAAAGACAAGCTTTATTAGATATGTCTAATGATGCTTCTCTTACTCATGTAGAAAGATATGAAGCTTCTTTAAAAGCAAGTCAATTACAAACACAAATTGATAATAACAATGTTGATATTCAACAAAAGCAAGTACAATTTGGTTTAGCTAAACTAGAGACTGATCAAAAAATAGCAGCAATTGAGCCTCAAATAACAGCTGAATTAGGAAAACAAGCTAAACTTGAATCAGAAATAGCAGCCTTAAAAAGTAAATCTGAAAAAGAAGAAAAACAATTAGCAGAAGATTTAAAAGCTATAGACGAAGATAATAATAAGATTAAAGAAGATGCTATTAAAAAAACAGACACATTAGTAAATAAAACTAAAGCATTAGCAACATTTACTAAGTCAGTAGGAGCAGGCTTATTAAAAGCATTTACTGATCCTTTAGCTATACTTACTTTCTTTATAAAAGCTGCTCTTAAAGCAGATCAACAAACAGTTGATTTAGGTAGATCTATGGGTATTAGTCGAAATATGGCTAGTAAGATGAGAGAAGATATGGTTGCTTATTCTAGAGCAACTGGAGATTCTTTTGTTAATACAGATAGATTAATGAAAGCCCAAATGGGTTTAACAGAAGAACTAGGTTTAGCAGTTGATTTTGGAGGGGAAGAACAAGAAACTTTTGCTCGTTTAACAGAACTAGTTGGTTTATCTGCTAAAGAAGCAGGAAAGTTTGCAATGCTTTCAGCAGTTACAGGAAATACAACTAAAGATTACGTAGCTAACGTTCGTAAAGCTGCTATGGAATCTATGAGAGCTAATAAAATTCATATTAGCGATAAAGAATTATTAAAATCAATTTCTAATTTAAGTGCAGGTATATTAATTAAATTCCAGAACAATCCTAAAGCATTAGCTGAAGCTGTTGTACAAGCTAAAAAATTAGGTCTTTCATTAGAACAAGTAGATAAGATTGGTGATTCAATGTTAGATTGGGAAACTTCAATTGAAAAAGAACTTCAAGCTGAGCTAATAACTGGTAAAAAGTTAAATTTTGAAAGAGCAAGAGCAGCAGCATTAACAGGAGATCAAGCAGCATTGATGCAAGAAGTAGCAGCTCAAGCAGGATCATTGGAAGAATACCAAAACATGAATGTTATTGCTCAAAAATCATTAGCAGAAGCATTTGGTATGTCTCGAGAGGAAATGTCTGAAATGTTGTTAAAACAAGAAATGATTAATAAATATGGAGACAAAGCTAATGAACTGACTACTGAGCAATTAAAAGAAATGGAAAAGAGGGGAATGACAGCAGAACAGTACACAGCAATGATCCAGAACCAACAAAGTATCCAAGAAAATTTTAATAATTTAATGTTAAAATTCCAAGATATTATTGGTAATATAGCAGCAGGACCTTTAGGAACTATGTTAAGTATGTTTGCTGAAATGTTATCAAATGCTGAAGCTATGAAAGTTATAATATTAGCTATAGCTACTATATATGGGGGTAAAATGCTAATAGGATTAGGTAAAACTATAGCTCAATTAGGAATTGCTTTAGGTTTATCAACAGCTAAAGCAGTAGCCGAAGTAACAGCGGCTGAAGCGCTTACTCTTGGAGCAGCAACTATTGGAATTGTAGCCGGATTAGCAGCAGTAATGGCCGCTATGTCTTCTAATTCTAAACCTAAAGAAACCAAATTTGCTAAAGGTGGTATCGTTACTAGTGAAATCAATAATGCCACTATAGGAGAGGCAGGTAAAGAAGCTATTATTCCTTTAGAATCCCCCACAGGAAAAAGTATAATGAAGGATTCTATAGCACCCGCAGCAACAGCTGCTAGAACAGCAGTAGCAAATGCTAGTACAAATAATGGAGAATTTAAAGCAGCAATGAGTGAAATAAAAGAAATGGCTAGATCTATGAAAGACATGGCAAATCGACCATCAGTAGCTGTTATTAAAGGTGAAGATCCTTTTGGTAGGAATTTAGGAGCAGTACTTAATTTAGGTACATCTCAAACACAAAACACATATCAAGTAGCATAATTTTACAATATTTATTACCGAACAATTTAAAATAAATTAATATGGCATCAGTACTTGACCAATTAGATGTAAGTAATTTTAGCTTACCTGGCAATGGTTTTGACGTACAACCAGGCACCGCTGGATGGGGTTTTCCGGATTGGACCTATAATAATGGTGACTTAGAACCTGAATTAAGTAATCTACATTGGGATTATTCCTATTTAGAAGACCCAGATGACGTGGAAATTCAGGATTTTAACAGACCCGCATTTGGAGGAAACGTATATATTGGTTTACCTACACCCTCTACTTTGGACGAAATGGATCCTATTGCTCCAAGCAATTGGCAAGCAGGACAAGGAGGTGTAGTATCACAAATATACAAATCCAAATATGGTCGTCGATATAGTGACTTAGGTCCAGATACCGGTCGTTATTAATATAATACAATGCCTTTAGTAGATCTAAAAACAAACTTAAAATCTCTTAAGTACGGCCACGATCGTCCTGGAGGCGGAAGCAGCGATCAACCTTATATTAAAACAGATATCAACACTCTTAAAAATGGAGTTATTCAAGTTCCAGATTTTTTAGGGTTTGATGATGGCTTAGTTAGAGGGGGATTAATAGGAGCTGCTAACGCTTCAATAACAGATACTTTCCGTATAGGAAAGTTTCTTCTTGATTTACCTAAAGGTCCACTTTTCATAGCAAAACAAGTAGGGTTACAATTATCTAACCCAAGACTAGAAACACTAAAAACTTCAGCCGATCAAGAATCTAGAAGTGTGTTTTCTCAACCAACTCGCTTATATAATTTGGGCATTAACACTATTGCTCAAATACCTGTTAATGCTTTTGGTCTTCATTTTGATAGACATGGGTTATTACCTGTACAGTCTGATCAAACTAAATATGAGAATGTAGTAGAAAAAAATAATGAAAATAATGCTAATAGATTAATAGGATTAGCACAAAGATTCAGTTTAGGAGATAATATAAGTGATGCAGAAGTAGAAACTCTATCAGGAATAAGAAAAAAAACAAGACAAGAAAATAGAGCAGAAAAACAAAGAATTAGAAAAATAAATGCAGATTCTAGAGCTGAAGCAGCTACAACGCTACAGGTAAGAGGAGCTATACTTAGCGCAATGGGTCTTCAGGCATTAGTACCCTCTTTATTTGATTTACCTTTATCTTCTTTTGGATATCATCCTCTACGTTTTAAAAGAACAAAACCAGATTTTTCTCAATTATTTATAGATAGATATGTAGGTGGTCCTTCATCTGTTTATGGAATAGGCACAACGACTATTAATAGATCGGATTATACTGAACTTAAAAAGCCTTTTGATGATGCTATTTTTAATAGTATAACAAAAGCTGGAAAATTTCTATACAAAGGAGAAAGACAAGAAATCAATTTTATAGATGGAGATGAACCTATATTAGCTAATTTTATAGGAGAACTATCCGATGAAGCTATACAATCCTATCCTGATATTCTTTTTGATACAAATTATTTAGAAGATACAGCTAAGGCTATTGCTAGGAATCCTCGATTTACAAATTATGCGGCGTTATACAATCAAATAGAAGCCCAAAAAGCCCTAATTACAGGTTCTGCTAATCAAGTAGGAATATACAATACTATTAGAAATAGTGGTGGACTTAATAGTGTTAATAATGCAATGAGTTATTGGAAAAATACAGATGTATATCAAATAAAATATACCAATTCAAAAAACACCAATGTTATTTTAAATAGGAAATATAATACTTGGTTTCTTGCTTCAAACAAAAGATCTAATGATAATAATAAAACTCCTTTATTTATATCAAATATAGCAACAGATCCAAATAATAATACTTTAGTTCATATTAGTGGATCAGGAACATATGACATAGATGATTTAGTTCCTTTTAGAATCCAAGCAATAGATGGGGATGATCCTAATCAATCTGTATTTATGGTTTTTAGAGCATTTATAACAGATCTTTCTGATGATACAAATGCTGATTGGAGTGAAATAAAGTATGCTGGTAGAGGTGAAAAATTCTATGTGTATAGTGGATTTAATCGTAAGTTAAATATAAGCTTTAAAGTAGCTGCTTTAAGTGCAGAAGAAATGAGTCCAATGTATCAAAAATTAAATAACTTAATAGGTAACTTATCTCCAGATTATACAAACGCTAATTCAGGATTAATGAGAGGACCTTTTACTAGAATGACTATAGGTAATTGGATTGAAAATCAACCCGGCATAATAAATACATTATCGTATAAGGTATCATCAGACTCTCCTTGGGAAGTAAATATGGATGATAATCCAAAATTAGTATTACCTCATATTGTAGAAGTAAATTTATCCTTTACTCCTATCGGTGTTCAAACAAAAACAGAAACTAAAATACCAAATAAAGCTTCTAAAACTCAACTTGTTTCTAATATTGCCCAAAGTTATTATGGAGGCAACCCAGAAATAGCTAATTATATTGATGGAACTATAGAAAAAGGAGATTTTAATATAAAATAATATAAAATGAATCGTTATAGTGATAATATAATATTAAAAACAAGTGAAGGTAAACCTTACTATAAAGGAAAACTTTATCCTAATATTTCTTTATCAGAAACTGATATATATATTATCACAACCGAAGGAGATAGATTAGATTATTTAGCATATAATTATTATAAAAATTCAGAAATGTGGTGGATTATAGCAGTTGCTAATAATAATATTACTAAAGGATCATTGTTTCCTGTACCAGGAACTCAATTAAGAATACCAACAGATTTAAATTTAGTTTTAAACCAATTTAGACAATTTAATCAAAATAAATAAGAATAAATAGTTATGTCGATATTTAGGGATACTTTCCAAACAAATATAGCAAGTTCAATAAGAGCTCGTCAAAAAGCAATGAGAGAAGATAATAGAACACCAAAGGTTCTTCAATATCTAAACTCTCGCAATGCTTGGATAAAAATGACATCTGCTGTTAACGTAAATGGAACTGCGGATTTAGCAAAAAATTATGTTTTGTCTGGCGGTACCTTAAATTCAGATGGTACATTTAAGTCAGGATTAGGATCAAATAGCAACAATGCTTATAGTACATCCACACCAGCCGGAGGCAGCAATAGACTAGGTATTAGGCCAATGCCTGGTATTACCAATGTAGATATTAAATCCAAATCAGCTTATGGCTCCTTAAGAGAAGCCGTTGTAAGTTTTCAATGTTGGGATATAAGACAGCTTGAAGATTTAGAATTACTTTATATGCGTCCTGGTTATACAGTATTATTAGAATGGGGGTGGACACCTTATATATTAGAAGTAAATAACGTTTTAGAAACATTTTATAATTTTAATGAATTTTATAGTAATGATTTCCTAAATGCTGGTCCTCTTGATAGAACTGTTTTATTTAAGAAATTATACGACACTTCTACAAAATATGGAGGTAATTATGATGCAATGTATGGATATATTAAAAATTATAATTGGTCTGCTCGGGAAGATGGAGGATATGATTGCCAAACAACAATAATATCTACAGGAGAAATAATAGAATCTCTTAAAGTAAATTACGTAAGACCAGATCTAGTAGATTATAATATGTACAATACTGGGTCTACTGGGGATGGTTTGCTAAATGATTTATTTTCACCAGGCACATACAATACTCCTGATCTTAGAGGATTTTATGAAAAAAATACTTTAGCAGGAATGTGGGCTGAACTTTATAATAGAGTTCCTTTAAGTAGTCCTGCTCCTTTACTAAACCCTGCTCCTATAAGTTATAATGGTATAAAATGTAATTATCCTGGTCTTAAAACAGATGATAAAGAAGCTAGAATATATGGACAAGATACTAAAGCGTTGTATATAACTCTTCCAACATTTGTTAATATGATGAATCATTACATTATAGCTAGATCAGAGGGGGCTAGTAATGAACCTTTAGTTGAGTTGTCTGTAAATGCTAATACATACTCAAGTGATGGAAAAATATTAAAATGTGTGGCTCACCCTCTCCAAATATCAGTAGATCCTACAGTATGTGTGATTAAGAACCAAACATGGGAAACTATTCTTTCTACAACTAAACAAGTAACTACTTCTACTCCTGTTCAAACAATAACAGCAACTGCACAAGCTATAGTAAATGAGTTAGTTGCCGCTTCTGATATTACGCAATTTAATATACTTCTTAAATATCCTGCAACAGATGAAGATGCTTTTTTAGCAGCTATTCAAAAAATTACTACAATTGTTGATTATGGTTTCGTTGATGCTGAATTCAAAAATCATTCTAATTCTGCTAATAGTGCTTATACTTTTAGTGATGGGTTACAAGGACTTATAAATCAAGAATTTAAACCTGAAGACACAACACCGGTTGATAATAGAATAATTAATCTTATACAAGTTGATGACGAAATTGTAAATATTTATTATCTTTATAAGATAAAAGAACATTTTGAAAAAAACTTACAAATTAGTGGTATTGAAATACAACTGACAGATACTAGTACAACTACTCCTCAAACAGTAAGTCTTAATAAAGCTCTAAATGGACGCCAAATGCCCAATTCGGGTAATATAGACCAGGACTTATTATCATTAGCTTCATTATTTCAAAGACCAGGAAGTATTTTTGCTGACCCTATATATAAAGTATCAAATTTTGTCCTTCCACCACCAACAACAACACAAAATCAATCTGCTGCTCAAACAATTATTAGTAATGTAGCTCCTGCCTTAAAAAACATACAAAATTTAAATAACACCCCAGGAATAAAATCTTATTTTTACAATAATGACCCTAACACAGAAATAGGAGTTTTAGAAGGTATCTATCTTAATGTAGACTACTTATATCGACTATCTCTTAGTGCAGGATTAGAATCTCAAGATGGTAAAGAAAAAAATGAGATTAACCTATACACTTATGTAAAAAATGTAATGAGAGGAGTTCAAACGGCATTAGGTAATGTTAACAATTTTGAAATTCATGTAGACCCTGTAGATAATAAAGCTAGAATAATAGATATTAATTATGCTGAACCTGATAAACAAAATATTAATAACTTATTTGAGCTACAGGTTCAAAAACTAGACTCAATTGTAAGATCATACAATCTTGAATCAAAAATATTTCCAAATCAATCTGCTATTGTAGCTATTGGGTCTCAAGCTCAAGGAGGAGAATTAGGTATACAAAACAATACAATGATTGATTGGAATACCGGATTAATAGATAGAACTATACCTATTAAAACATTCCCACCAGCAAAAAAACCAGATCCTCTTAAAACCCAAAGTCAAAATCCTACTCTAGCATCTAGTTTAGCAACTATTATACATCTATATGCCTCTTTAACAACGGACCCAGCAACTAATCCCTCCCCTGCCTCTAGTCCATCAGAATTAGCAGGTAGAGCTAAAAATTCTTTACGAGATTTAATAACATATTTCCAATCCATTGTTGAGTCTCCTAGTGCAAATAGAAATATCATTCCAACCAAATTTTCTTTTGAAATGGATGGAATTGGAGGATTAGTAATAGGACATTTATTTACTATAAATGAAGATGTATTACCTAAAGGATATAAATTTACAGGTACTTCATCTACATCCACATTAGCTCAAACTATAACAGGTATAGGCCATAGATTATCTAATAGTGATTGGGTTACTAGTATTGATACTAACATAATAATACTAGATAATAAAAAAAGTGGATTTCAAAATCTTAACATTGCTTTAATAGTACAAAATGCTGTTAATTTATTATTTACAGGACAAGCGCCAAGTGCAGGAAGTGGTGGAAGTGGTGGAAGTGGTGGAAGTGGTGGAAGTGGTGGAAGTGGTGGAAGTAGGGGAGGAAGTAAAGATCCATTAGCGGGAACAGTTCACCGAATTATAAGTCCCTGTGTTAATGTTATGATAACAAATGGAGAAAGTACAAAAAGTGTTCGTCCTCGCACTTTTGATGATGTAACTCAAATAGTGTTACATAATACTAATGGGTACAATAATGCTGAACATACTATATGTGGGTTATCTACTAAAGTCCATAAAGGCAAGAATGGTAATTGGTATGCTGGAATACACTATGCAGTAGATAGGGGAGGAGCTATAGCCCCAGCAGTACCATTAAATAAATCTTGCATTCATGCTAATGATTTTAGATTGAAAGCAACAGGAATAGAAATAAGCAGTATAGACCGTCTTAAATATTCAAATGGAAATTGGATAGATAGTTATAATGGGACCTGGAAGGCAGATGCTACATCAGGACCCGGTCAATTTTTATCTACTGCTCTTGCTAACCATTGTACTCCTGCAGGATATGGAGCTGAAATAGTTGATTTACAATTTACATGGTTTGGTTACCAATATTTCCAAGACTATACTGATATTCAAATAGCAGCTTTAGAAGAAGTAATAAAAGAGATTGTATCATTGTGTCCAAAATTTGTATTTAACTATCCAAAAGGAAATTATGGAGAAATTTATAAAAATGTATTTGGAATGACAAACTTAACATCAACAGGTAATCCAAAAAAAGGAGCAGCCTACCCAGATATCAAGAAAAAAAGCAGCAGCACCGACCCAGGAGTACAAGTTCATGCTTTAGCTCCTGGGGGTACTCATCATGATACCTTTCCATCATTAAAATTAATTAATATGTTAATGAAATTTGGTTATTAATATTTATATTTATGATTCCTAATAATGTAATTATATTTAAACAATCCAATAATGATTTTGTAGATAAAAAAACAAATGTTTTTTATAAAGGTCCATACTATGAATATAACAACAGAACATATGCTGGATCAGCATATGACCCTTATGCTCCAGAACTAATAAAAGTTGGTTCTGATGAATATAATACTTTATTAAACAACCAGTCAACAGCAACTTATTCTAATTTAAAAGGTGTAACTTCTAATCAACTGAGTGATCCTGCAATTAATAAATTACCTTTTTCCTCTCCACCTCACGAATTAGATCCTAGTGCTGTTTATTTTTTTTGTTGTAAGAAAAACGAAACCCCTCCTGTTATTAAACGTATAGATGAACAAACATATATTTCTCTTTCAAAAAATCCTCTATATAAAACAACTTATGTAGGGATATATAAAAATAAAAATCAAACAGTTGAAGAAGCAGATCGTCAGATTCCGGGAGTAGCTAGCCTTCTTATTGATACTAATATTAATACTAGCTCTCAAACTCCATTACAACAACTAGCAGCTCAGCCTACTTCAACTAGACCAGTACGTAAAACTACAAAAATAGATGGAAAAGTAGGACAAGTAACTTCTAAATTTAAATTTCCTCCTGCCTTTTTAGTATTCGTAAATACAGGAGATGTAACAAATTTAGGTCTTGAAGGTAATCCATCATTACAAAGATTTCTAAAAGAATATAGGCTAAGCGCAGAACAAATGTATGCTTGGAATGATTTTTATGATTGGATGAAGGATAAGGGATATAAAGGCAACCCAGATATGGATGGTGCTGGTTTTAGATTAAAAGTTTTAAATGAATATATAAAAATAAAACCTAATTTCTTTATTAATCCCGCAACCGCTTATGATGATGGAATTATTGATAAAGTAAAAGATGTTCAAAAAATGCTTCAAGTATATAGGTTGTATGTAATAAAACAAGCGTCCTTACAGCTGTACATAGAAGGTAGAGCAGTCCCAGGGCAAGGACGAGCAGGAGTAACAATAACAGATCCTATTACTGGAAAAGAAAAAAATTTAAATTTATTATCTCCTTCTTCTCCTGATTGGAAATTAATTCCATTTTTTATGGAGTGGGCTATAGCAGACCCAGAAGAAGAGGCTTCAACTCAGGATGCTTCTGCTCGTGATCAATAAAAATTTAAACTTTTCTTATCAAAGTCCTCTTATTATCTTGAACTCAAAGGTTATGAATTATGTTTTACATTATTGAAAAACAAGAACAGCTAACACAACTCCCTTCATTTAATGATTGTTTCGTTCAGTTTATCCAACAAAACGACAACTATCACCCCAAACTAAGTTCGCTTAGTTTAATTTATGTTCGTGATATCACTCAACATAAAGGGTACATGTTGTGTTTAGATCACAACGAATCATTTGCATTACCATATCAAGAAACACTTAATTGGTTATTAGGAAATACTGATAGATTGTTTGTAATAGATAAGAAAGAAGCGCTGTATTATTTTAACTACCCGGACAAATTGTTCGATATCAACTTCATTGAACACCCAAATCTAACAGAAGTATTTACATCATGTCATACATTCTATTACAAACAACATACAGCAAACCCAATAACAAATAAACTAATTCCAATTAGTAAACACTATGAAGAATGTGAGAACACATTTAATGTAGTACTTCCAATAATCCAAAAATACCGATCAGATAACGTTGTTTATGCGTTTAATAACGGCCCTCTTACGCGCGTGTTTCACGCGATAGAGTCAAATGGTATTAAAGTAGATAAACAATGTTTTATTGATGCTTATGGTAGTAATTTACAATACCCACAATTTAACCTTAGCAAAGGTAGAATATACAGCCAATATAACCTATACACATTAACAGGCAGACCATCAAACACATACAATAGTATTAATTTTGCTGCGCTGGATAAAAATAATGGTGAGCGCTCATGTTATAGACCAACTAATACTAAATTTATTGAATTTGATATTCAGGGATATCATCCACGAATATTAGGTGATATGATTGATTTTAATTTTGGTGATAAAAACACATACGAAACATTAAGTGAATTATTAGGTGTAACAACACAAGAGGCTAAGGAATTAACATTCAAACAATTATACGGTGGTGTTTGGGCTGAATATAGAGACCAACCATTCTTCAAAGATATAGTAACGCTAACAGATGGTATATGGGATGAATATCAATATGGTGGACAATATGCAACTCGCAATCGCGTATTTACACTAAATAAGGAAATGACACAATCCAAACTACTAAACTATATCATTCAGAGCCACGAAACATCTAATAATGTAATGATAATAGATAATATACTTAATATATTAAAAGATAAAAAAACAAAATTAGTATTATATACTTACGATGCGTTTTTGTTTGATTATGCTAAGGAAGATGGTCCTGAATTATTAGAATTAATTAAAGAACTAATCCCATACCCCGTGAATATAAAGCAAGGCAATACATATCACGGTTTAGAAAAAATATAAATATTTATGATGGAACAACAACTAAATGATTTTTTTGAATTGAACAAATTATTCTGTACATTTACTTCCCCTGCTGAACTAGATGATACATTAGCTTCGATTAATCGTAGCTATTCAATATTATTTAATAAGATATTCGTTCTTGAGTCACCTCAAAGCGATGAATTAATGTGTACATACAACATTGATACAGGTAATATGGCTGAAAAGCCTATGGCTAACACTATCTTGTTGCATCGCAAAAAGGAAAGTAATACATTGTACACTATCAATGCCTTAAACACATTGATAATGTCATTGAACAATGGCAGAATGGATAAAAATTTCATTGTAAATTGGCAGGACTATAAAAATAGTATACTATTAACAAATGGCCCTGAAATACGCAAGCTGGATACGTCTATCCACAAGATAGTAGATCTTAGCAAGTAAGTTTTGCTTTTTAAAGAAAGAATCATAGATTCAATTATTATTGTGGTCATAGACCACCTCATTTAAAACAAACATAACATGGACTTAAGTCTCATCAAGCAGAAGTTGTCCGCTTCTCAGAACAAAGGACAAAAACGTGAAAAGGTCGATTACACAAAGATCTTTTTTAAACCAAAACCTGGTAAATACCAAGTTCGTATTCTCCCCTCTAAATTCGACAAATCAAATCCATTCCGCGAAGTTTACTTCCACTATGGCTTTTCAAAAGGACCAATCTTAGCATTGACCAATTGGAATGAAAAAGATCCTATCGCTGAATTCGCAAAGAATCTCCGCAAATCATCAGACAAAGAAGATTGGCAATTGGCCAAAAAAATTGAACCAAAGCTCCGCTACTTCGTTCCAGTATTGGTACGTGGTGAAGAAGCACAAGGCGCTCGCCTATGGGAATTTGGTAAATTAATTTATGAGCAATTGTTGGGTATTGCAGCAGACGAAGATTATGGTGATTTCACAGACATCACTGATGGACGTGATTTTACAATCGACGCTGTTGAAGATACTGTTGCTGGTAGAAAAGGTATCAAATGTAACATTCGTGTTAAACCTAAGACATCAGCTATCTCTGAAGATGCTGATGTAGTAACAAAAGCATTGGAAGAACAACCAGACATTCTCGGTATCAACAAACACTACTCATTTGACGAATTGAAAGATTTGTTGGATAAGTGGTTGAATCCTGATAGCGAAGAAGATACTGAAGCTCCAATCGCATCTACTTCTAATGATGAAGAAGAGGAAGATGAACCAGCTGAAACTTATAAGCTAGATACTACAGCTACTAAGACAAGCAATTCAGACAAATTCGACGATTTATTTAATTAATTAAAACAGGTTTATGGCAAAAGGAAAGTCCTCACTCAGTGAGGTAGTGAGCAATTCACTAAATAAAACATTCGATCTATCCTCATTCAAAAAGAGTAAGTTTCTAGATCAATCAGTTAAATTCAAACCACAGCGTTGGATTCAACTATCAAAAGCTTTCCAGGACGTCATCTCCTTACCAGGTATTCCGATGGGCCACATAACACTCTTACGTGGCCACTCGGATACAGGTAAAACAACAGCAATGCTAGAAGCAGCTGTAGCAGCACAGAAGATGGGTGTATTACCTATCTTCATTGTTACTGAGATGAAATGGAACTGGGAACACGCTCAACAAATGGGTTTTGAAATGGAACCAGTTATTGATGAAGAAACAGGTGAAATTATAGATTACAAAGGTTTCTTCCTATATGTAGATAGAGGTTCACTAAACACAATTGAAGATGTAGCGGCATTCATAGCTGATCTATTGAGTGAACAAGCACAAGGTAAATTACCATTTAATTTATTGTTCCTATGGGATTCAGTAGGATCTATTCCATGTAGATTGTCTGTTGAATCAAACAAGAACAATAATGAGTGGAATGCAGGTGCTATGTCTCAACAATTTGGTAACTTTATCAATCAGAAGATTGTATTATCACGTAAGGAAAATCAACCATACACTAATACATTAGTAGCTGTTAATAAGGTTTGGGTTGCAAAACCAAATTCACCAATGGAACAGCCTAAAATGAAAAATAAAGGTGGTGATACAATGTTTTTTGATTCGTCTCTAGTAGTAACATTTGGTAATATTACCAATAGTGGAACTAGTAAAATTAAAGCAACTAAAGATGGTAAAGATGTTGAATTTGCTAAACGTACTAAAATATCAGTTGATAAAAATCACGTTACCGGTGTACAAACAAAAGGTACAGTAACAATGACAGTACATGGATTCATTGATGATGATAAGAAAGCGATTGACGCATATAAGAAAGAACACAGTAAAAGCTGGTTAGCTATCTTAGGAAGCGATTCATTTGATATCGTTGAAGAAGATGAAATGCAAGAAAACGTAACTGATATACCTCTAGATGAAGAATAAATACGCAAACATACTATCTCAAGTCAACAATAATCAGCGTGGAGTCTCAGACTCCATTCTGATTGTTGATGGCTTAAACACATTTCTCCGTTCGTTTACGATGATTAATCATATTAATCCTGATGGTCATCATATTGGAGGATTAACTGGTTTTCTAAAATCAGTTGGTTATGCTATTAAAATGATAGAACCCACTAAAGTAATACTTGTATTTGATGGAGTAGGTGGCTCAAACAGCAAACGAAATTTATATCCCGATTACAAAGCTAATCGAAATAAAAATCGTATGACTAATTATTCTATCTTTACTAACAAAGAAGAAGAATCAGAGTCTATAAACAATCAGATGGCAAGATTAATTCAGTATCTTCAATGCCTACCAGTCACAATGATATGTGTAGATGGAATTGAGGCTGATGATGTTATA